AAGGGTAGACCTAAGAAGGATAATCCACCCAATTACGATGGCGGCACCCAAAGTCAACCCGGCCCCGAGAATTATCGAAACAAGGAAGTTTTCAAGAAGTCTTTTCATGGCTATTGATCCTCATACATTACACGGCATATCACGGCAACCATGCCGAGATACGACTTAGTTCCCCATGTGGTATTATACCGCTCTGATTGCCAGTGCGGTTCACGATCGGTCGTGGTCAGACATGGGGCCAGAATTTCCATGAGCTTCTCAGCTCGGAGCTTGTCTCCAAATATCCCCCCCTTCTGTTTCGCCAGCTCTTTAAATCCCTTTTCCATTTCCATCCTCCCTCCCTTGTGTGTCGTTTTTGCAACACATTGTGGATAATTTTTATAGTACGTATCAGAACTAAAAAGCTTGTTTTATCCACAGCCATTTTTGCCCCAACTTAGACTCTTTCTCCTTTCTTAGTGTGTCGTTTTTGCATCACCCCAGATTTCTCCCGGTGGCAATCTATAACAAGCAATACACATGCCATTTATACACTTGAGCTGAAGATTTTAAAATGATGAGTTTGCCTATAATATCATAGCCTTATAAGACCTTTCGTTTTAACGAAAAGACATATTCCCTATATGTGTTGCAAAATAAACACTGGGTTTATTGCTGATTGCTGAACTAACAAACATATCACATACTTACATTGTTGCAAATTTGCAACACCGTGTTGCAATAATGACACACTATGTTGTATTAGGATGTAATTATTAAGTATTCATAAAGAAGAAAATAAAGGAAAAACGAGAAGCAATGCCGACCAGCCGGGTCTCCTCGAAGATGACTTCTTAATAAATTCAATTATAATTAATAAATATATAGATATATATAAATATAGGAAGCTTTTCGTTAAGAAGAAATGAGAGTTTTGGGATGTAGCCTGTCTACCAGCCCGTTTAACAGCCCGTTTAACAGCCCGTTTATGGGTCTGGTTACCAGGTAGGTACCTAGAAAGAGAAAGAGAAAGAGAAAGAGAAAGAGAAAGAGAAAGAGAAAGAGAAGGGTGGACCCGATCACCTATTTGTGGATAAAAAATTCTACTTAGAGAAAAGACAATTTTAAAAGGAACTGCGCTCTACCCGCAACCATACCCGCAACCGGGAAAGATGAATCCACGTCATGTCCATACAATGATGAGCTTTTATCAGCCCGACTTCCTGCCTATAAGGCAACTGTCCACTTGATGACTCAGATCGACAAGACGAATAGATAATAGGGTTTTGAATTTCAAGTTTAGAAATTCTCGGGGGCTTGGCCTTGACTGCGACCATGGAAATCCCGAAGGGTGACATGGGTGGCAGGGTCAGGGGGGGGAGTCGAGATCCCGGTCTACTCAACGAGGTCGGGTACTACATTAGTATCCTCTCAAGCACGTAGTCCTCATAATTTATAATTTTTTTAATTTCGAAACTTTCATTTTTTTTGTAAGAAATAGAGCCTTCTTTTTCTTATTTTTAAATAGTTGATTATTGATTAGATAAATCATCATTTTTGATTATTTCTTATGAACTCTTCGGTATTATCGAATGGTTCATTACCACGGGTGTATTTTTGTGTTTTTAAAAGTTATAATTTTTTCCCTATAATTTTAAACACTTACTGTGTGATCTACACTTATACTTGACATTCGAAGTTTAATTTGGTATATTGATATCACGGTAGACCTATTGTGAAAAAGAATCTCACATCGGTAAAACACTTTGAGCTTTTTAAGAAGGAGGCCCTTTTATGGATCGATAGGCTTGGATTGAAAGATTGGCAAGTTCGTTTTTTCCATGAGGACGATACTGATCTTGGTAATTGCAGGGCGTGGTTTCACGCTGATTTTAGCAATAAGATTTCCAGTCTTGGTCTTGCGAGGTCGTGGGGAGATGATCCCGTTTCGAATCAAAGGGTAAAGAGGTCGGGGTTTCATGAGGTTGTGCATTTGTTGTTAGCGAATCTTGTGATTTTGGGTCAGGAACGGTGGTCGGTTCAGGGTGTGTACGAAACCGAGGAACATGTAATCGTAAGGAGAATGGAGAACGCTTTTTATGGCCCCGAGTCTAAAGATAAAGCCAAGGTGTAAGCACCTTTTGACTACGAAAACGTGTGCGGCGTGCCTTGGATTGCCAAGAGATCCTTCGGCTGGGGTCGGTCTTGAGGGTGGCCACTCGGTGGGTTTTTTTGTTCGTGATCTTAAGAGTATAGGAACCCTTACTCCTTTTGATTTTATCGAGTGTGATGGTGATGCCCCCGCGGAGAATGCTGGATCCATATTATGAATTCACAATGTCAATCTTTAGTGCCGGTTAATCCTGGAGTTGTGATTAAGCCGCTCAAGAGGCTTAGGCCGCCCGGGAGGCGTGGTCGCCCGCCGAAAGTTTCTGTAGAATCCGTGGAGGTCGATCCTACAGCCCAAAAGAGAAAGGCGCCGGTAGAAAATGAAGTCCAGAAAGAAGCCTTCGAGCAATATCTGGTTCTCGGGGAGTTTCGGAGCCTTAGTGCGGTTGCTGAAAAACTTAAACTGAAGAGAAATAAGGTAGCAGAGTGGTCTTATCGCTTTAAATGGAAAGACCGAGTTCGTGAATACGAACATAGGGGAATTGGAGAGGTAATTGATGACGCGGCGTTTCGTCTGGCGCTTAGCGTATTGAAGGAATGTTTTATACCAGATCCATTTAATCCAACCAAGGTTATCCTCGACCCAGTGGCCAAAATAGGCAAGGCCAAAGACGCAGTAACGATCTATACTAATGTAGATAAAAATCGTAGAGAAAACAAGTTGTTTGATAAAGAATCGAGTGGTGGTGGATCGAATAAGGGTAAGGTTGGATTTATGGTGAATTTTATTATCGAAAAATGAATAATAACCATACAAATAACCATACAATCGTCTACAGTTACCGAGATGCCTCAACCTTAAAACAGTTCAGCGATAGTCGCAAAAGAATTCGCTTAATTGTAGGTCCCTTCCGAAGTGGTAAGTCTTCGGCATGTTCCGTGGAAGTTTACACGAAAGCCTGCGAGCAGGCCCCCGACAAATATGGAAAACGGAAAACGAGATGGGCAATAGTTCGTAATACCTATCCAGAATTATTCGATACGACCATTAAGACATTTCTCAACTGGTTTCCACCGGAGTATTTTGGAAACGATTATCGTTCAAACCCCAGACCAGATTATACGATTCATCAAAAGTTTTCCGATGGAACAGAAGTTGAGTGCGAGATTCTTTTTAGGGCCCTTGACAAACCAGAGCATGTCAAGAATCTTTGGTCTTTAGAAGTAACGGGAGTATGGTTCAACGAGGCCCGGGAAATTCCGAAAGTCATTTTTGACACCATGGATGGCCGTATCAATCAATACCCGGCCCAAAAAGACGGCGGAGCAACGTGGGGCGGAATCATCCTCGACACAAACCCATGTGATACAGATCACTGGCTGTATAAATTATTTGTCGAAGATCTTCCAAACGATTTACAGCTTCAGGAATTTTACGACTATTTTCACCAGCCGTCCGGTCTTTCAGCAGATGCTGAAAACCTAACCCATCTTTCCAAGAACTATTATCAAGATTTAGCCGTTGGGAAAGATGATAACTACATCAAGGTTTATATCCGTGGTGAGTACGGTTATGTCCGGGAAGGCAAGATCATTTACTCGAATTACAATGATCTTTCCCATTGCTCGGATACCCCGCTAAAACCATGGCCTGGAGTTCACCTGACGCTCGGATTTGATTTCGGGCTTACGCCGGCATGTGTTATCACTCAATACCATCCAAAGGGCGTGCTACACGTCCTACGCGAACTCTGCGCTACCGAAATGGGGGTCAAGCGGTTCGCCCGAGACGTTGTTAAGCCATTTTTGATCGCAAATTTCAACGGATACCGTTTTGTTTCTGGGTGCGATCCTTCTGGAGCCAGGCGGTCTGAATTCGACGAGACGAAATCCTGTTACAAGGAACTGAGGGAGGCGGGCTTCCCGGTGAAATTGGCATATTCCAACGCTCTGGAGCCAAGATTTACGTCAGTCGATGATTTTCTTACAAAGATGATCGATGGCAAGCCGGCTTTTAAGTTGGACCCATCATGTAAAATGCTGCGCAAGGGTTTCAATGGAGAATACAAACGCAGAAAACTTCAGGTTGTGGGTATGGAGGTTTACGCCGAGGCCGCCGAGAAGAACCCGGTATCCCATCCTCACGACGCCTTGCAGTATGCGTGCATGACCATCCAGCGTGGAATTACCCCGACCGTCGGGCCGCTTGGCGGCCACGATGGAACATCCACAAAATTACCGCCGGTTCAGGCTTACTATTAGGAGCGAAGCATGGCAGACAAACAACCCAGTACAACCTTTGGCCTTCTTAACGTGATGACGCCCTCGGAAGTGACGGCGGCCAAAGCGGTCAAAGCGAAGGATTCGTCCATCGTGGACGGAACCGAAAAGACTGCGGAAGTTGCCGCGAACCTGGCCGGATATATTCGGAAGTGCTGGGAAGAAGCCAAGCGCGAGAAGGTTGACATTGAGACGCAGATGATGAAAAACATGCGTCAAATTGCCGGGCAGTACGAGGTCGATATGCTTGCGCATATCAGGGCCGCCGATGCCCCGGAATATTTCATGATGTTGACCGACGCGAAGTGTCGGGCGGCTGAGGCGTGGATCAAGGAAGTTATCTGCCAACCTGGATATAAACCGTGGGACTTAGAGCCCACTCCATCACCTGAGTTGCCCGAAGATGTGGTCAATACTATTCGACAAAAGTTCATCTCTCAGACCTTTCAGACGATCGCCACAATGATAGCCGCCAAGGGTGAGGAAGTCGATCCGATGGGTATTTTTGGATCAGTTCGTTCGATGCTCCCCAAGTTTGAAGAAGAGATGAACGCGCTCGTTAAAAAAGAAGCTAAACGCCGAACCGAAAAGATAAAAGAGAAAGTGGATGATGCTCTGACGGAAGGTGGATGGTACGAAGCGATCGAAGAATTCGTGGGAGACGTGGTTCGTCTGAAAAACGGATTCGTCAAGGGGCCGATTAAACGGAGAGAACCGACCCTTAAGGTCAAAGTGGGAACGGGTGGAAAGTACGTCGTGAAGGTGAAAGAAGAAATTATCGATCGCTACGAGCGGAGATCTCCGTTTAATATCTATCCGCAGCCAAAGTCAACGAACATTGAGGACGGGTATCTGATCGATCTTATAAGTTTTCAGCCAAGGGATCTCGAAGCATTAAAGGGGATCGACGGATACAATTCGACGAACATCGACTTGGTTCTGTCCACCTTCCGCACCGGTGGTCTTAGGGAATGGCTCAGTTTCGAGTCGGAGAAAAAGGCTATTGAGGGGAGCGGCACGCAATTTTTGCACGCCGGGGAAAATATCGATTGCCTGGAGTTTTGGGGTACGGTCCAGGGGAAACTCCTGAAAGAGTGGGGCATGGCCGGTAACAACATTATGGAACTTGGCGAATACGATATTTGCGCATGGCTCATCAAGGACATCGTGGTGGGGGCCATTTTAAACCCCGATCCACTGAGAAAGAAACCTTTTTCTAAGGTAGCTTACAAGGAAAAGGCGGATTGTTTTTGGGGTGACGGACTTCCTGAAATTATAGTGGATAACCAACGTGGTTGTAATTCAGCCACCAGGGCGATCATTCAGAATACTGGTATAGCTTCCGGTCCCCAAGTGGAAGTCAATATTGAACGCCTGGCTCCTGGAGAATCCAAGAAATTGACCCCGTGGCGCGTGTGGTTCACTACTGACGATCAGATGAATACCGGCAAGGCAATTAACTTTTACTCTCCCCCGATGGTCGTCGAGCGCCTTATCATGGTTTATAACTTCTTCTCGAAGCTGGCGGACGAATACAGCGGCGTACCGGCATACGCCCATGGCGACCCGCAAGTGGGCGGAGGAGGTAATACCGCAAGCGGTCTTTCGATGCTTATTACCCAAGCCGCACGTGGCATTAAAAACTTAATTAAAAACATCGATACCAAGGTCATCTCCAAAACCGTCAGGGCTCAGTTTTTCCGGGAAATCACGCAGCATGAAAACATCGGCATCGTCCCGGACTTCAAGATCGTGGCTAAGGGCGCAACGGCGTTGCTGGCCAAAGAACAGCAATCCATTCGGCGCGTAGAATTTATGCAAATGACAAACAACCCGACCGATATAACGCTGATGGGTCCAGAAGGAAGGAAATATCTACTTCGCAGCACGGCGCGATCGATGGATCTCGAAGAGGACATGGTGGTTCCTGGTAAGGGAATGTTCGAGGAAGATGGGCCAAATATGGGCCAATTGGGCCAGCCCATCGCTTCGCAACCGAAACCGCAAACCCTGGGGCCGGACGGAAACCCGGTCGTGGGCCAGGACTTCAGACAATTCAATGAAGGGGGAGTGTAATGTTTAAACCGAGCGATCGCTTCTTGAAGGCCGTCATCAGTCTCCATACCAGCAAGGATTTTAATGAAATCCGCGAAGGCTTGGGACAATATCAAAATGTAATCTTACAGGCATGGCCTGTCATGACCGATGATCTTATGATGAAGAAATTTCAAGGCAGAGCTGGACTTCTGGCGGAGTTGATGAAAAGTATGAATCCTATAAATGCCAGCGCATTACTGGATGAAATGATGCGCAAGGCCGCCGAAACTCCGGGCAATGTTCCGATGTAGGAGATTCCAATGTTGGCACATCGTTATAACGAAAAGACCGGTAGAAAAGAATACGCTTTGGTGTCAACCAAGACACCAGGAAAGGTGCTGGAATGGTTCGGAGAAAAAAGACCAAGCCCTGCAAGGATTCAAAAATCCGAAAATAGGGTCGAGATGTTCAAGCACATGAAATCGACAAAATAAAAACTGAAAATAGATTGACGCGGCATAGAGCAATGGTAGCTTGCCAGGCCCATACCCTGGAGTTCCCCGTTCAACCCGGGGTGCCGCAACCAAGCCTGTGTTGCCGGACATAGAACCGGACTCCAACCTCACGATGTAAGGGGATAGCAAAAAGTAGGTCAATCGTACAAGAATTTATATCGTTCATTTTTAATGAACAACGGAGGAATGGTCATGGCTAACGCTGTAACTTCGAAAACTGGCGTTATTTCCGGATCCGATACCGTTTGCACATTCAGGATCCGCGGCAACCAAGGGAAAATATATGTTTATGTGGCGTATACCAAAGGAAACGGAACAAGTGTTGCCTTTACAGTTGGATCTGTAAATCCTCACGTCCATGCCAGTACTCTTTTCCAGCACGGACTTTTTGCTACTGCCACCCTGGCGCCGATTACTGTAACTCTCAACGCCGACGGCAACCATCGTCTTGAGATCGATGTTTCTGCTTCGGAATCGTTACTGACGGTTACATTCACCTTTAACGCTGGAACTACCCAAGCCGTCGTTTGCGATTTCTCCTACGAATAAGGATTCAATCATGGCCGCAGGAACATACCCCATAACCATTGAAAAAGGTGCCACGTTTGGGCCCAGGGAATGCACCTGGACAGACGACGCCGGAGTAGTGGTCAATTTGACCAGCTACCTGTTTTGGCTTAAAGCCTACCAGGACCTGGATGATGCCGAACCCGTACTCTATTTATCGAATTACGATAGCCTGTACGCGGTGGCAGTTGCTGCCGGCGGGACCGGGTACGTTGTGGGAAACGTCTTGACCGTTGCCGGAGGCACCGCAGGTACTGTAACTGTTTTGACCGTGGGTATTGGGGGAGTCGTGACCTCAGTAAGTATTCTGGCCGAGGGATCTGCCTATACAACCGGGGTAAAGGCTACTACTGGTGGTTCGGGAACGGCCTGCACGATCACCGTCGTAACCGTAACCCACGGCATCGACATCAATGCCAACCCCTTGCTTGGTAAATTTAGTTTTACCTGGACGGAAGAGGAAACGTTGGCGATGGATTTCTCGGTTCTTCAATACCGACTCTATGCCAAGGCGCCGACCCCAAGCTTTTTTGTGACCCGATTGTTTCAGGGTGAAATCGAGTTATCGAAATAATATGTCCAACATTGCAGTTACCGAAATCAAGCAATATATCAAGATCGATGGGGCTGACCAGATACTTCAGCCTACCGATGAGTCCTTTCAAATCCTCCTGACCGATGGCGAGATTAACGTCCGCGTTCAGGCCGACGAAGGTGTGGCGCGGCCAATCTCGATTCAGGAGCAGACGCAGACGGTAGCGGTAGTCGAAGAAAAGGTAGCGATTGTGAAAATCAATGAGGGGTCCCAGGGTCTTTATGGGGAAATTTATTTAACACCTAAGCCATCTTCTACGGGCCCAAGAGGCACGGTTTATTTTGATAGTGACGACGATCATTTATGGGCTGCTACGGAGCCTTAAATAAGGGGAGGGGTTATGAAGGGAACGATATTTCTTAAAGACAGAAAGGTGACTTTATTTATAGGCGATCCTACCAAGGTGCCGACGGCAACTATTGAACTCACCTCTCCGCAGTTCGTATTTGATGACAATAAAGTAACGGTTTTGGAAGGTGAACTTTCCACAGTAAAGAAGTAGGGAGGCATTATGGCGGTCTGGAAACAACTGGCTTATGCGTTGGACGTGGTACCCAAATCGGCCTTTACGGCCGCTGGAGATATCCTTTATGCGACGGATGTGGCTACCTACGACGCATTACACGCCGCAACCAATGGTTACGTGTTGACTCTGGATACTGGATTGCCGGTTTGGGCAACACCGGCAGCGGCTGCTGCTCACGCTACGAGTCATAAGGGCGCGGGCGATGATCATCTTCATTTAGATGAATTAGGTGTTGCAGGCGCGGCAGTGGATTTCAACGGTAAACAGGCTACAAACATGGTGTTGCCGAATAGTGCCGCACCCCCGGAGTTGATAACTGAAGTGCTCGGTATGATTTATTTTGATACCGATCTGTCGGCGTATATCTGCACAGAGTTAGACCCGTAGGAGATATGAAATGGCGACATGGAAAAAAGTGGCTTTCGTTATTGAATGTATTGAAAATGACGAGTTCACTGCCGATGGGGATATTATTTATGGTACTGGTGCGGGTGCTCTGGCTGCCCTGGGCATAGAAGACGATGGAGATGTTTTGACTCTGGCGGCAGGTCTGCCGGCATGGGATCCACCTGCGGCACCAGTACATCATGCCGACACTCACAAACACGATGGAGTATCCGACGTCTTGCTGTTGAGCGATCTCGTTGCTGCCGATGCTGTAAACCTTAATGGCCAGGAGTGTTTGAATATAGTGATACACACGGCTTCCACGCCACCCGCCGCAGTTCTCGGCAAGCCATACTTCGATGCGGAGGATTTGGCGTTGTATATCTGCACCGTATTGTAAGGGGGGACAATGTTTGAGATGAGCAAGGGCCGGGTAGAAGCGATGGCCGAGTTGAATAATAAGTTAGTGGAGTTGATCGACTCCTCGAAGGCGACTCCGCTTGAGGCCATTCTTGTACTGGAACTCATGCAGAATACGCTTACTAAAGCATCTGAGGCGTTTATCGCAAAGACTTTAACCGAATCGAATGCGGAGAAAACCTAATGGCGGTCTGGAAAAAACTTGCCTATACCGAATCTCCCACCTTTACGGGCACCGTAACAATGCCTGCTGGTGTTATTATCCCAGACGCAGGCACAATCGGCCTTGGCCCTGGCAAGGGACTGATCCAGTTTGATGACGAGGCTACGACGGATTTTGTTAGTTTTAGTAACTGTAATGTAGGCATCGGGATGACGAGTCCGTTGTCGCGGTTAGTTATTGATATTAATGCCCCTGCTCCAAGTATGGATATTAATGCCCAGGCAACTGGGACTATCGCATTTTCTGATGCAAGCGTAGACTGGCCAGGTATGACAGGTAAAACAACAGCTGTTGATGCTCCTGGGTTATTTATTGTAGGTGCTACAAATGATACAAATTCAAGGGCAGACATGGAGCTTAGTGTTAGGGAGTCCGATAGTACGGACTATGCAACGATGACGAGCGCCGCTTTTAAATTTACAAGGTATGTTACTGATTTAGTAACTATTTTAAGAAGCGGCAATGTAGGCATCGGGGCGATAAGTCCAACCCAAAAACTGTCTGTCGGAGCTGAAGATAATAGCGGCATCAATATAAGACTTGGCGCTTGGACGTCATTGGGTAATATGTACTCAATTGGGTCTGCGGTATTAGGACACAACGCAATAGCAAACCCGGATACGGCTGAGGGTATAAAGATAATGACCACAAGCGCCGGGGGGTATGGTGCCCGAGCTATAGAGCTGAACTACCTTTCCGGTATAGTTTTTCATGCCAATGCAAACAATGTTACGGCTGGAGACGCTTTCACCGCCGAAGTGATGAGGATCACAAATATCGGCAGACTCGGCCTTGGAACAACTGCACCGGCAACAACTTTAAATGTTTATAGCGCCGGAGCGGCCTTTGGCGGTAGCGGTGTGCCGTCACATTTGAGTGTTGATGATAGCGCATCTTTCGCAAAAGATAACGGTGGCGCAATTGTATTTAGGGGTATTGGTACAGGAACCACAGTTTCGGCTTACGGAATAGTTAAAGGGGGAAAGGAAAACGCAACCGAGAGTAATAACGCATCCTATTTGAATTTTTGGACCCGCGCAAGTGGAGCAAACCTTACGGAGAAAATGCGAATTGACAGCGCGGGCAAGGTTGGCGTCGGAACTACCACTCCAACACGGAAGTTGGATGTGGCTGATGATTTGGTTCATTCTAATTCGGGTTATTATTCTCAATTGGCAATTAGGGGTACAGCTGATAGCACGCAAAAATTAAACATTGGTTACGATACGACAAGTTTTTATGGCTTTATTGAAGCATGTGATGAAGCTACCGCTTGGCAAAATTTATCACTTCAGCCAGGCGGCGGCAACGTTGGCATTGGCGATACTGCTCCAGGCGAAGTTCTCGACGTAGCAGGTAACATCAACGCCACTGGCGTGCTCAAAATCGATGACGTGCAGGTGGTTGGGAATCAAGGCGCGCATGTTGTTGATGCAGATGCCGGAACGATAGTTGCGCAGTTTAACACACTCTTAACACGGCTTGAGGCACACGGACTTTTAGCCTCTGCTGCATAAAGGGGGAGAAAAATATGGTATTTGACAAAGAGGAGCAAAGAAAAATCATACTGGAGATTTTGGATAATGTGACCATTCCGGGGAAGAGTCTGGATGTTCTATTTGCCTTCAAACAAGAAGTTCTTCAAGGGAGCTTCGCGCAGAAGCTGAAGGGAATAAATAAAGAATTTCAGGAACTTGAAGAGGCCAGAAAAAAGCTTCTTGAGAAGTATGCTTCCAGAGACGAATCCGGCGTGATGAAAATGAATGAATCCAAAATCCAGCCATGATGGGAATTTTAGAGAGGTTTATTGAAGATGCGTTGCCCGGTTTGTAAATCGAAAAAAATTACCGTTCTCGGAAATGGGAAGTTTAAATGCCGCAACTGCGGCTATCGCTTTTAGAGAGGAATTCCTATGCCGCCAGAAACTTGCCCAGCACATGGAAATTTAATGGAAAATATTGGTTCAATAAAAGCAAACCAAGAATTTATGTGCCGTGAGATTTTGGAGATCAAAAGCATATTGGCTCAACAGGGGAATGCTAGGATCAAAAGCGATATGAATTTTAGCGATTTCAAATTAGATATGGCCGAGTCAAGGATTAAAACCAAAATCGTATGGGGTGGCGTAGGGACAGCGTTTATCGCTCTTATATCGGGATTGACGCAATTTCTAATAAAAAAATTTGGTGGGTAGGTAAATGAAAAAGATAGTTTTGGTGTTACTGGCTATTCTGATACTGTGCGTCTCCTTTGCTTTTGCGGAAGAAACTAAAATCCTTTACGATAAGAGCGTGGGGCTTACCATAACCGTCCCGGAACTGGCCCCGGAATTTTTCAACTGGAACGCGAGTTTAATGGCCAGCGAAGTTTATCCGAATGGGAATTCCCTTTATACTGTTCAGTCAGCAAACCAGGACGAACGGGTTAGGGTCATTTCCTTGTGGTGCAAAAAAAGCGAAAAAGTATATTTGCTTGCCTTTGCCGTCTTCTATGCCAATAAAAAAGGATCCGAGCCAGAATGTTATGAGGATTTGGGATTTATAAAAACAGGGGCAGTAACCGGGATTTTTACCCGCGTTGACAAAGCGGATTTAATGTCAGTATTTAGGGATCACCTTATAAAGATCGAAATTTAAGGACCGGGGGATAGAACATTTTGCTCCGAGAAATATAAAATGACCGAGAAAGAAGACAGACTTTTAAATAAACTTATTGCTTCCGCTGGCTGGCTTACCAGGGCCTATAATAAATGGCAGACCACAGAAACTTCAAAAATGGTAACGGCTATGAGGGAGGCGAACCGGGCGATCGACGATGCAATGGAGATTTTAGCAGATGGGCGACCTAACGCTTAATTTTTCTCGTTCCGAATTTGCCTGTAAGGATGGCTGCGGTCTCGATTCCATCGACCCCGATCTTGTTGCAAATTTGCAACACTCCAGGACGGCGACCGGCCTGAGTTATCCGATCAACTCGGGGTGCCGGTGCAAAAAAAAGAATCAAGAAGCTGGTGGAAAAGAAAATTCCGCTCATCTCCCTTATTCAGATGGCCTATGCCACGCCGCGGATATTGGATGTTCCGATTCTCACGATATGTACATGAAGGGTGTGGATCTTATTAAGCGATTTAGGCGTATCGAATTTGGCAAGAAGGACGGAAAACTCTGGATACATGTCGATAACCGGCGCGACTTGCCGCAAGAAGTCTTGTTTTTGGTGTAAATGGAGGCTTTATGGAGGCTTTATGGTTTTAGACATCGTTGCTTCATTGGCTGGTCTGATTATTCCCCCGGCATATGATTTCATCAAGAAGAAATTCATCAAGGGGGAGAATGATACCCCCGAGGCCACGGCCGGAACGCTGGCCACGACCAAGCCCGAAATTCTTCCTGAATATGTTAAGAGTATTGCTACACTGAAAGAAGCCGAAAAAAACTACTTCAATCGGGATGTGGTCGGGGAAGTTTCCCCGTGGGTAAGGGATCTGCGGGCCTGTATAAGGCCCCTGACGGTTGCCGCCGCGTTAATTTGCCTTTTCCTTGATGGCTTAACCGAAGTAATTAACTTGGATCCCGGAGCGAGGGCGACCTTTGAGATGGTCGTGACTTCTTGGATGGGTGATCGCTTTAAATTACGGACAGGATAAATTGAGCTTTTCTAAGACGCAAGAAAAGATTCTCATAATCGAAATGCTACTTTTGGAGGCCATTAAGAGTGGCGACCTAAGCCATGTCAAAAGAGCTCTGCATCTTCTTCAGGAAATTAAAAATCATATCTGTAGGGAGGTAAAGTTTATGATTTAAAGAAATGAAGTAATTTTATTTTCGGGCAATTCCCGCGGTCGGCCAACCGGGGGAACTAAGATACAGGGGCAAGTATGGTGCCCATACCACCATGTTTTCCCCTTTTTTATTGCCCGAATCACACACAACCCTAAACAACCTTCCCCGCCGGAACACCTAAACCCAGGGCTCCGGCGGGCCAACCAACGAACACCCGGCAACGGACTCGAAAGGAGAAAAGAAATGGGAGTTCCAGACAGTATTAAAAAACAAGTGGATCTTGCAGAAGCAATTCAGAAACAGATTGTATCTGGTCAAAACCCTCCGGCTGACCCGGTACCCCAGGCGAATACCCCACCCGTCGTTTCGGTGGTGACTCCCCTCGGCCCAGCTTCCGTAACTCCACCAGGGACGGTGATCGAACCGCCCCCTGAAGCGCCCGCTATACCCGAGCCAGTGGCGCCGATACCTCAGTCTCCTGCACCATGTGAAAACTGCTCCAAACAGGAGCATAAATATTCCGTTTTGCAGGGTAAGTACGACAAGGAGGTTCCCCGCTTAACGTACCGTATAGCCTTTTTGGAAAATCAGATTGACGACTTAAAAAGACAAGTCGCCGAACCTACGGCCTCACTCGCCTCGCCGAATACAATGAGCGCAGCTATGAACTCTGCCATCGGAGAGATGTTGCGCAACAGTACCGACGAGAAGACGAAGACCTTCAGGGAAAACTTTCCCGACATGTTCGAATTTGTGGCGAACGCCGCGGATATGATCGCCGGCAAGACAATTCAGCAAACCGAAAAGCGCCTGGAAAGCGTCGAACAGAGAAACGCCGTCAGTGCGCAAGAGAAATTCTTGACTGAATTGGGAAGTAAGGTTCCGGGCTGGGAAACTATTTGTCAGGAAGATCCGAACTGGCCGGTTTTTTTGAATGCCGTGGAGCCGTATTCCGGCAAGAAGAAACTCGATCTTCTTAAAGATGCCTCTCAGATGTGGAATTATTCCACAGTCATCAATCTACTGAAAGATTTTCAGAAGGAATTTGGTACGGGGACCCATCCCCCGTCGAATCCATTAACCCCTACTCCGCCTCCTACGGTATTTCCTCCGAGTGGGCACGCTGCGGCTCTAACTTCTACCGGGGCACAGCCGGAGTACATAGCGAGGGGCTTTATTAGTCAGTTCTATCAAGACGTGGCGCGTGGAGCATATCGAGGCCGAGTTGCAGAAGAAAAAGCAATCAAGGCCAAGATCGACCAAGCCGTGGCTAAAGGATTGATTTTGAATTCATAGCTCCTCTTGATCTCTAAAGGGAGAAATAACCAATGTTTAACGTTACACCTGGACATCCCGACTATACCGCTTCCGGAGCATTCTTCATTCCGGAACTACTTGCCGGAAAGCTGCTGGAGAAGCTCTATCTTACTACCGTGTTTGGCGAGATAAGCAATACCGATTACGAAGGAATGATTAGCAAATACGGCGATACGGTCATCGTGAGAACCAATCCCGACATCACGATCAGTCCCTTCGTGATTGGTCAAAGCCTTAACTATCAATTACCCAATTCCGAGCCGGTCGAAATGAGAATCGATCAGGGGTATTACTTTGCCTTTAAGTGCGATGATGTTATCGCTAAACAATCCAACATCAAACTGATGGATTCCTGGACCGACGACGGCGGGCGCAAGATGGCCATTGCTATCGATGCCAACATCCTGGCCTATGCCCACCCACTTTCTGAGGCTGTCCACAACAGGGGCAATACCGCCGGTAAAGAATCTGAAGACATTCTTCTTGGTGCTTCCGGTGCTCCCCTTCAGTTGACCAAGACCAATATCCTTGAAGTAATAGTCGATTGCGGATTGGTACTGGATGAGCAGCAAGTTCCCGAAACCGGACGTTGGATCGTACTCCCGAAATGGGCTACGGCCACACTGAAAAAGTCCGATTTGAAAGATGCTTCCATGACCGGGGTAGAATCAACTCTGCCGAACGGTCGCCTGGGCACAATTGATCGCTTCACGATTTACGGTTCCAGCAACCTGGCTACCGCCACGGATTCTACTGGACCCAAGTGCTGGCAGGCAATGTTTGGTCATCCCATGGCCATTTCATTCGCCACCCAACTGGAAAAGACCCAGCATATCCCCGCCCCCGAAAGTACCTTTGCGGAACTTATCCGGGTCCTGAACGTCTTCGGGCGGAAAGTGTTCCACCCCGAAGCTCTGGGTACCTTGTACTGCTGTAAGGGCTAACCACTAACCGATCCCCTGCTTTTCTATTTATAGAATTGCGGGGGGCGTAACCCGAGAAGGAGTTTTATTATGGCGTTCACAGTTGATTTAACCGAAAACGAAGGCGTGGCCATGCCGTTTGATGGTCTCAATAAGCACTTCGTTGTCAAAAAGGTTGTAGATTTCAGCGAGGCCGCTAACCATCTTACTAATGCCCAGATCATGGCCCTCATGAACATTCCGGCCGGGGTTTTGGTGAGAGAAGTAATACTGAAGGTTACGACTTCCGCTGACTCCGACACCACTACTTTTGAGGTCGGAGCCTACACCAAGGCAGCCGCGGAGATTGATGGGCATGGTTTTATTTATGCCAAAAATCCCTACCAGGCTACCGTTCCCGCCTACGTAAGAGATCCGGACGTTGATACGCATGCGATTTATGCAATCGCCGACGGCACCGCCGGATACGTTAGTGGAAGTGATTGGGTTCTCACTTGCGCTAATAGCGATGCGCAGGAACTTGACAATGGAGTTATCGAATTCATGGTGGTCTGCATAGACCTCCGGTAACTGAAAACTCAAAAAAGGAGATTTATCATGGCATTTACTGTTGATTTAACCGAAAACGAAGGGGTCGCCCTGCCTTGGGATGGCCTCAACAAGCACTTCGTCATTAAGAAAACGGTCGATTTCGGAGTTGCCGCAAATAATCTTGCCCACGATTGCCACATGGCTCTTATGCCCATTCCGGGTGGCGTTCTGGTCGAGGAAGTTATCTTGCTGATAACCGAAAACGCCGATTCTGACTGCGATGCTCTGGACGTGGGTTCCTTTGAGGAAGATGGAACGGCTATTGTCGCCGACGGATTCATCGATGGCGCCACGATCTATACCACAACGGGAACCGTTGCGGCCCCGGTTTACGTTCGAGATGTTGCCGGCGAAACCTACAGCATCACCAACGGCACCGTTGGCTTCGTTCGAGCAACCGATTGGGTTCTCGGATGTGAGAATGATGATGACCATACGATTGATAACGGCATCATCACCTTCATCGCGATTTGCAAAGACCTGCGATAAGCGGGTCTCATTTCGCGGTCTCCGGTTGCCCCGGCGTCGGCATTCCGGCATAAGTCCAGGCCCGGATACCAGATTAACTCTAACTCTCCCACGGGGATACCGTGGGAGTGACCAACTTAACCGTAGGTGGCTGGGAAGCTCAGACGCACCGAATAACCAAAGGAGAAATTCTAATGAGAAAAGAAGATTTCAGTATTGGAGAATTAACGGTTGATACGATCCGTGGCGGTGGCCTGGATATGTTCACCAAAAAGTTTTACGTGGATCCGGTGAATGGAAGCGATGGAAACCCTGGAACAAGTCTGACCAATGCCAAGAAAACATTGGCGGCCGGGTATGCCTTGCTCAAAACAAATAAGAACCAAGCATTATGCTTGCTTCCGGGAGCAAGTTATCACGGATTGACCGAAACGTTTGTATGGGGCAAGAGTTTTACGCACCTGATCGGTCTGGCTGGTCCTGGGGTATACGGCGGGAGATGCAGGGTTTATGATACGGCGGCATTTGCCACTATCCTATTCAGTATTACGGGAATTGGCAATATCTTTAAGACCATCCATTGGCAGAGAAACTTTGACAGTGCCCTCGGAGTGCAGAATGTAACCGTAGGAGCGGGTGCATCCTATAACTATTTCGAAGATTGTCAGTTCGATGCCCCGATCATGGCTTCCCTTGGAGCGGCAGCTTTCAGGAATTTGTCTGGTGCCGGAGCTAATGGATCCAATACATTCCGGCGTTGTACGATTGGTCAATGGAACCAGCAATGTAGTTCCACAACCGGACATCAGATTCACCTTGCGGGCGAACATACTTCCTGGAGTTTCATGGACTGCGTGATCATGTGGAATACAACGGCGGCTACATTCAAGCCGATTCATGTTGTAGATTCGACATCCGAGTATGTTTACACCCTGTTCGATAATTGCAAGTTTCTTGGACTTGGTACTTCGGTAACTGGACTATGTGCCAGTGGGACTCCCGCTCACGGAAAGGTGATCTTCACGAATTGCAATTTCGTGGGGGTCGATGAATTGGACGCAGGAACCAATTCCAGGATCTACGTATCCAATGGTTCTGCAATAGCCGGTGAACTTGGCGGAAAAGCTGTAGATATAGCGTAATTCCAAGTTCATTAAAATAGTGGGGGGATATTCATCCCCCCATAATTCAAGATCCACATGGAGGTCTACATGTCTGACAAGAAAAACTTTCAATTAAGCACTCTTTTCTCCGACTTAGAAGACCTAACCTTGTTGGTAAGATCCGATGCGGTGGCTGCCGGAAATGCTGCCTTATTATCCGCAGAAAAGGCAGAAGCGGCCAGGGTTTTAGCGGTGGCACTTTCCAATAAGGTAGATGCCATCAAGGCAATGCTCGATTCTGCGGTTTACGGTATGCAGAAAATGAGTAGCAACCTCGATGACATAATGGTAAAGCTTGATGTCTAAAATGGTTAAACTGGATGTATAAAACCCCCTAAATTCCACGAGAACTTAGGGCTGGGAGCGGACCCAATCTAACCCCCCTGGAAAGGGTCCGCTCCTTTTTCATTACAACACAAGTGTACTTGCCCCTTGACATTTCTACACTCTTGCTTTATATTCTGTTCAGCCGGGGGTCCACCGGTGGGGCCCAAAGTTCGGGAATGGAATGCCGGATAACCATTCCTAATTTTTAAGGGGGTGTGTATGTCCGATGAAAAGACGGAATTAAAGACCGACGAAGAGGTTGGGCAAGATGTACGAGCCCAAAAATGCGCCAAGGAAATCAACGCGGTCTTAGAGAAGTATTTTTGTATTATGAACCCAATCTTTACATTTTCCGGGGCTTCTCCAGTGCCAATTACCGAGGTGAAGATTGTGGCGCTGCCCATACCCAAGAGACTCGATATAAATAAAATCCCCATTATGTATCCCAACGGAGTGCCGTCAAATGATCCTAAGAGAGATTCTTGAAGAAGTCAGAGAAAAACTTGACGATGAATCGACCCCTTATCTGTGGGCCGATAAGGAACTGCTTCGCTACGCCAACCGGGCGGAGAGGCGTCTGGCCGAAGGTGCGTATCTAATTTCCGACGCAACCACGGCGGCGGTGTGCCAGATAGCCTTGACGCTTGCTGCCGGTGCCGACTATACGAAGCATTCCAAGATCGTGAAGGTGAGGCAGGCCAGGATTCTCGGGCAAACCACTTCCATGGGCATCGTTGATCTGGATTGGCTTCAGCAATTTTATACTACATGGCAAATCGCAACGCCCGACCTCCCCAAATATTTCTCCGAAGATCTGACCACGGGTAAAATTACCTTTATCCCGGCCCCCGGCACTTCCTACACGGCGAATTTGATCGTTTACCGGCTTCCACTGAATGACCTTGTTCTAACGGCCCTTACCGCATCTCCGGAGATCCCCGAGAAGTTTCAAAAATACCTCATGGATGGGATTCTCTCCGAGGCTTACCTGAAGCAGGACGCCGAAACCTTCGACAAGAAATTGGCCATGGAGTATTACGTAAAATTTACAGCGAATATTTCCAAGGCTTTCCGGGAGAATTATCAGGCATTTAATTTGCCTGGGCCAGTGGCCCTGCACCGAGGATATTCGGGATAATGAATACCCAAGAGATTATAAAAATTAAAGGCTTTCTCGGCAAGAACAACGTCAGTGATGCCGCCCGAGTGGTTCCTAAGAGAGGACTGGCCTATCTTACGGAGTGCATAAACGTCGATATTGACAACGACTTGATGCCGCACCGGAGCTCAGGGTATGAAACCGCCGTCGTTTCGGGAACGCGAATACACTCGCTTTGGTCGAACGGAAGCGTGTGCCTGTTCGTCCATGGGAATGACCTTAAAATCATGGATGCCGCTCATTCTCCTTCTCTCCTGCAAGCTTCCGGGGGATCGGGAAGAATGTCCTACGTCGATATTCCACCTAAAATCTTTTTAACGAATGAGAGTATCATCGGCTATGTCCAGGACTTAACTTTCAGTGCCTTTACCCTTCCGTCCGAAATGACCTATAAAATCTTGATGCCAGCCGGGCACCTGATCGGTTGGTACAACGGTCGGTTGCTGGTCGCGAGAGGTAATGACATCTGGTATTCAGACGCCATGTATCCGGGAATTATGGATGAGCGCAGAAATTTCAAGAGTTTTCCGTCCAGAATTTCCATGATGGGATCGGTCCAGAACGGTCTATGGGTTTCCGATCAGCAAAACGTCTATTTCTTATCCGGTGCAGACATCAAGGATTCCTCTCTGATTAAAAAATCAGACAAACCGGCCATCTTAGGAACGTCGGTAACGTGCGATTCCCAGGATGTTGATGGGCTGGATATTTCCGGTAAGGTTATTCTGTGGCTTTCAAAAAATGGGGTGTGTCTCGGTGGCGCCGATGGATATTTTAAAGAATTGACCAAAAACACCTATAACGTTTCCGGTAAAACCGAAGGGTATGCAATTCTAAAAAAGACCGGTAATGCAACGCATTTTTTTTCTTCTGTATGGTAAAAATTCCGGGGCCAGGTCTAGTATGGCGAGATTGGGTTAGGTAAGGCTGGGCAGGGTAGTAAAAATCCAAAATCTCAAGAGGGGGAAGAGAAGAATGGAGAATTTGCACAGCAACAAAGCGACGGTTTCCATCGTGGGGGTTTCGCCCGGTATTCTTTTACACAATCCGACGTCGGTTGGTGTGGGGGCCAAGGGAATTAAAAAACAGATTCCAACCCCGGAAGATGAGGCGGAGCGCGGTCTCTACTGGACGGAAGATAAAAAGTCGATCGCCTTTCCGGCACGCAACATTCACGCTACCATTCTTCATGCAGCCAGTGGAATGAAGGTTCCCGGAAATAAAAAGATGGCTCTCATTCCGATTCTTTGCGGCGATTTTCACATCGAACCGGATATGGTTCCATTCAACACTACGGATTATGAAATTTTCACCTGTACGGCGGTTATTCAGAGGCAAAGAATTTTTCGGAGTCGTCCGAATCTAAAAACCTGGAAACTGGAGTTTACCACTTGCTGGGAATCGCAGTTTTTGGGAAAAGGAGAAGATTTTACCGAATATGTTTTGAAACCTCTTTTGGAAATTGCCGGGAGCAGAATTGGGATTGGGGATTATCGACCAGCAAAACGTGGTCCATTTGGAAGGTTTGTTATTTCAGGAATCAAACTCATTTGAATATGGCGGGGTGTGGCATGGCATGGCGTGGCACGGTAGGGTTCTTACGGAAGGGGGTTAAATGGTTCACTTTGTCTTTGAATTCGGCAAGCATAATCCGAAAAAGAAACTTGATTTAGTGGAGGATCAAAAAGCTCTAATTATGCCCATTGGCGACATCCATTACGGAAGCCGAAATTGGCCGGAGCACAAATTCAAGATACATCTCGAATGGGGTATGGATCGAGGGGCCTATTTCTTTGGTATGGGTGATTACCTGGATGCCTTTTCGGATTCCCAGAGAGCACTGATCGGCCCCATGCGTGATTCGGCCAAAGAGTTGATGGATGACATGATGAAAGAAAGGGCCCTGAAGCTTATCGATTTGCTTCAACCTACCCGAGGAAGGTGGATAGGCTTTCTGGAGGGTAATCATCGGTACGATTTTCGGGACGGTAAATCTGCTGATCAACTTATAGCCCGGTATATGGAAAGCAAATTTCTCGGAACGGATGCAATCGTACGTTTCAAATTTGATGGTGTTCCCAGGGGTCATCATGAGGCGGATTGCGTTTTGTTCGCTCATCACGGAACGGGATCGGCCCAAACTCAGGGTGGGACCTTGAATAAGGTTGAAAATATGCTCAAGGCTTTCGATGCGGATATTTACCTGATGGGTCATAGTCACTCTAAGGTGGCTGCCCCCATCGATCAGCAACACATTACCCCGGATGGAGTTCACACCCACCGGACGAAATTGTTTGCTCGTACTGGATCATGGCTCCTGGCATATTCCTCTACCGAACCGCTAAGCCTGGATGAGCCGGCCGTCAGTTCCCGCGGAACGTACGTGGAACAAAAGTCCCTTATTCCTTCGGCTCTTGGAAGTCTGGCAATAGGTTTGAGTTTTGAGCAGATTCATCAGTCAAAGTATTTCAGGCCGCTGATTCATATTTCGCTTTAGTCCTTTGGCGGGGCGTGGCGGGGCCTGGCAAGGCAAGGTAGGGCAAGGATTTTTTAAAAGGGGGATTTATGGTTAAGATTTACGTGGCGGGAGCGCTGAGCGGCCCGGAGCTTGATTACCTGGAAAATATGCGCCGCATGATGGTGATCTCGACTCATTTATGGCAAGTGGGGATGTCCCCGTATTGTCCATGTCTCGATTTCGTATATGCGCTTTTGAGATCAGAGGATTATGCCAGACCAACAACGGAACAGTTTCATAAGGCCAGTCTGGAGTGGATTGATAGTTGTGACGCCATGTTGGTTCTTCCGCATTCCGAGAATTCCAAAGGAACCAACCGGGAAGTTATGCACGCGCATGTAAGATGCAACATCCCCGTTTTCTATAAGCCGAATGATCTTCTGAATTATTTTTGCTTTCCGCTGGATCCGACGATGGATGCTCTTTTTGAGAAATGGGGGTCAGAAACGGCTGGCCCCAGAATCTTCAAGAAGCAATAAAGACGAGTATGGACTTTTAACTTACGTAGAAAATAATTTGCAAATTTTAACAAGAACGGCAAACGCCGAAAAATCTAACAAATTCTCACCTATTGTGGGAATTGAAGGAGGACTAAATTGAGTTTGAAATTGAGCACGGGATTACGAAATTTTCTCGCCGGGGAAGGCACTATAAGAAAGGCGTTTGAGGATGCCGTTTTGTATGTCTATGGCGGAACCGCACCCGCCACGGTGGAAGAGGCTCCCGGAACAGCAAACTTGCTTTATAAAGTAACGAAAGCAAGTGATGGCGTGACGGCTGGAGATCGATCAACCTCCCAGCTTGAGAAGATTACGATCGGCCACTCTGGGGCGCCCAACGCGGGAGACACCGTTGTATTGGTGTTGGATGGAACGACATTGACCTACGTTGTGTTGACTGCCGACAGCAGCGTTACCAAGGTTGCCACAAAGGTCGCCAGGATGCTGAACGACTGCGCACAGGTTGATGCTATTGCCACTGGTGCGGATGGAGTCCTATACGTTCAGGGCCGTATTGCCGGCGTCTCTTTTACACTTACGGAGGGTTCCTGTACTGGATGGTTGAGCGCAACGGTCGCAACACAAGTAACGGCTGCGGCTCGGGCCAACACGATTCAGTTCGGGGCTCCCAATACCGGCGTGCTGTCTAAGAGCGCCGATGTTTGGTCCGGGGTGGCCACGGCTTCCGGAACAGCAACGTACTTCCGGTTGGTTACTTCTTCAGATGGTCTGGACGCGGACGCAAACGACATGCGCATTCAGGGGTTGGTTTCCACTTCCGGGGCGGAGTGTAATATGACCAATCTCAATGTTGTCATCGGCTCCACGCAAACCATTGAAACGGGATTTATCACCATACCGGCCAGCTAAGAATAAGCCAACATGATAGGAGGTTGTTATGGCCCTTTCGGCTACTCTCTCAAATCATTTTAAATATGCCTTGGCCAATAAACTGATTGACCTGGATTCTGATATCATCAGGATTCTTCTGATGCGCACGGGGTTTGTTTTCAACAAAGCTACCCATTCCACCCTGAGTAACATCAAAGCCACCTCCGGGGCGCTTTCTATCACCTTTAGCAATTCTGCCAAGACGATCGTTCGCGGGTCTGGAAGTTTTATTGATGACGGATTCGTGGTCGGGAATAAGATCACTACGGATTCAGCCAATAATCCTGGCCCGTTCTATGTCACCACCATTGCCGACCTGACCATCACATGCTCTGCGGCAACTTTCGTTGGCGAGACTGTTTCCAAGACTGTCACGGCAGACGATGAACTGGCAGCGAACTATGGATATGCCCAGGACACAAAAGAGCTTTTGGGCAAGGCTATAGCGGAAAATGATTCAGGCGATAGAATGCAATTCACGTGCAGTAATGTGGATTGGATAGCGTCCGGCGGGGATATTGGACCGATGGCTGGGGCAATCTTATACGATCCAGACTCCACGGGAGATGTCATCATCGGATACTTGAGTTTCGGTGAAAATTACACCTTAACGGACACGGGAATGCTTCGATTGACTGGCATTATCCTTAACCTGACCTAACTGGAGTGGTGAATGGCTGATTTTTATCCAGCGGCAAGCGGAGACGACGGACATAGCAAGGACGGCGGATTTGAGAATAATACCAATTACGTCAACCTTGGAAATGACGGCGGAACATACTATGGCAAGATGTTCTTTCGCTTTCCTGGAGTAACCATTCCGGACGGTTTGTCCATCTTTACGGCCACCTTAACGCTTACCGCCTATGCTAACTTATCCGCCGGACCGCCGAGCGTTAGTATCTATTTTAATGACGTGGACGACGCCGTGGCCCCAACGTCTAAGGGCGAACTGGACGGTCTCGCGCTGACGGACGAGGTTGTGGAGTGGAATGTTCCTTCCACCACGACGGATAGCGAATACACGACCCCCGATTTCAGCGCCGTTCTTCAAGAAGTAATGGACCGAGAAGGATGGGTATCTGGACAAGACATCCAGCTTGTCATGTCCTATAACACTTCGGCTATCCGCAAGTGGTATGCGATTGATTACGATAGCGGAAGCAAAAAGGCCAAGTTATCTATCACCTATGGATCGATCTCAACTAAAGATTTTACATCTACGCCGCTTGCGGCAACGTCGGAACTAACTTTTGTCATGGTCATTAGCGGCGATCCCGCCCTCAACCTTAGCGGCGATCTCGCCCTCACCCTTCCGTCCTTGACGTTTTCTGCCACAGGAACTTCGAGAAGTGGGTCTTTAAATCTGGATCTACCCGCACTGTCGATGGAACTAACGGGATCGACTGGTTCCACCGGATATATCAACCTTGTCCTTCCGAAACTTCAGTTTGCGGCCAGCGGGGTTGGTGGCGATGTTGGAAGCGTAGAATTTAACCTTCCATCCTTGGCGGTATCATTTGCCGGATACACGAATATCCCGTGGAAATTTGATCTTACTCTGCCGAGTCTGAGGGTGATGTTTTCGGGCGGTGCGGTAGCCACCGCCACCGCATATGCCGTCATTCTTATGAACACCAAAAACCTTGCGGTAAGCGAATACGACTGGTCTGGCTTTAACAGCTTCGCCTACTTCAATGGGGAGTACATCGGAGCCAAGTCAACCGGAATCCACCTCCTGGAAGGAGATCAGAACAATGGGCTTCCCATCGACTCGATCATGAGCCTTGGTCAGATACCGGTGGGTGCCAATAAGCCAAGGGATGTTTATATTTTAGGTAGGGCATCGGGTTTGATGGCTCTGGTCATTACGTCCGATGAGGACACGGAAAAGGAAGTAACCGTGCCCTATCTCCTGGAGACCCTATATGAGGCCCGCGCCAAAATTCCCCGGGGGATCGATCCCATCTACTTCAGCCTGGAGTTGAAGAATAAAAACGGATCGGATTTCGACATTGACGAAATTCAGGTGTATGGCGAAGGACATGCCAGGAAGAAGTCATAATGCCTCTTGCCACAAGACTTTCGGGAGATACAGATAGGGCTGCCATGTGGTGGGGCGAAGCCAAGAGGGTTCTCTTTCAGCTTAAAAACGACCTGCAATATACCGGTGTTGAATGCGGATGGAGATCCCGAACCTGTTTCGACAAGACGATTATCAGGGTTGGATCGCTCAATGGCGTTGACATCGTGGAGATTAATTCCCCGTTTATTCGACTTGCCGAAAAAAAGCGTTATGAGCCGGCATTGTACATTATCTGCATTCGGAATATCGATTTTGACCTGGACGATTCTTTTAAAATTTATTCGATCAAAAGCAAAGATGGGGCCATCGTAACCGAAGAGACCAACAAGACCCCCACTCAGTTTCTATTTCATCTTGTAGATTCGGACACCGGAACGGCCCCTGGAATTATCAGCAAACCAACTCGGGTAGAAGATTTTCTTATCAGGAAAGACCATGTTGTTTCCCGGGGGCTGAATTATGAAGACTGGCTAATCACACAGAATATAGGTTCGGTGTTTTGGAATATGAACATTACCTATGAAGACAGGTACCTATATACAAAACCATTCCCAGATCCCGATTATGGCACCGTGTTCCAAATGGCTTTCCGGATGGTGAATGGATTCCGTATAACCGGCGGTAGATCATCCTTTTATAATCCCCATCTTTATTTCCCGAAACTGGTTGACGGAAATCCAGTGTGGACGGTTTTGGATCACAACACCTATGCCGGAACCACCGACGTGATCGGTAAAAATAACATCACCCTAGATACCGATAAAAGATATGCCAAAAGCTGGGGCGAGAGGATTTGCGAACAAGAAAACGCACCATATACTTTTAATGTTAACGGATCAACTGACCTATCAAGCATACATTGGTTTGGCCGGTATAGTTGGCCGATCATTGGTACTCTCAATGCCCGCAAGGTGCCCAAAATCTACTCGATGAAATATAAGGATGATGATGGCACCCAAACCACCGAAGACTACTGGACGGAAACCCTTTCTTATGCTGAAACTGGCGGTAATGGCTCTGGATCAGGTGTAACCTACTGGCCCATTGCAGCCATCGGCAACAAAAAATTTCTTTATCTAAAAAATAGTTTGGAGCAGGAAACAACCAATTCGTTTGTTGAGGATTGGTCTTACCCTGAAATATGGAGCGGGGAGGGTCCGGCTGGAACATCGTCTGCCAGTTCCAGTTGTGTTGAGGATATAACTCAAGAATTTTATGCTGGCGATACGTTAATTGAATCACTGGTCAGTAATATAGAAAAAACATATAGTAGAGACATTGTTATAGTGGCTACCGGTGTCTGGCCAATAGGAACTTACTCTGAAATCATCGAAGAAACCTTTACGGCTACTTATCGATGGGCTGAAGTCTTGGATTACTCCAACCATCAAGGCAACTCAATTGTTTTCTATAAGAAGATCACGGAAGTTATAAGTTGGCCGAGATCATATTCTAATTCCGGGGCGTATTCGATTATGCCACCAAACCGGGTGGTTACGGATTCAAGAATAGGAACATCAACACGCAAAGTCGAATATTACTTGGCAACTATAATCGACGGAGTTCTCACCAAGAGACTATTGGAAACCTTTGATGGTTCCTGTGATACCGAGATGAGTTTTATTGGTGAAGATGATGGAGTTGATATTACTGGAACCCGCATCTGTACCTCAGAAGAAGATGGTGTAGGAGAACGTATTTACGGTGTCTCCTGCCAGATGAATAAGGACTATGCGGTTTTCTCTTTCAATAAAGAGACCTTCGGTGGCACCGGCGCCAATGCCACAGATTATTTTAAGGCAAAAATTTCAACGGCAACAGCCTCTAATTTTAATTGGTTTGGAGATGGACTTTCCAATACCGATCCCATGCCATATCCGTCTCCGTTGGAAGACATGAACCTGATTCTTGATACCGAAACCGAGGCATGGGTAGATGGAAAATTTTGCGTCGGAGCCATAGGGATCGGCAAAAATGAGGGGATCTTTGGCTATTCCGAATTCGACAATCAGACCGACATCGTGGCCGCGACAGGCCTTTTGGATATTTTAAGGAGGGTTGAATAATGGCTGGCTTTTATGTAAATCCAAGCACGACATCAACGGAAGTCGAAAGTCTAATTTCCGATTCCCAGGCCCTCGTGACGGCCCGTTTTGAGGAGGCCATGGGGTATGCCGATGGCGTTATGCAGGATGCGGCGGGCTTTTTAAGTTCCCTGCAAAGTGCCGCCAGTGGTATTTTTATACCCGCCAGCATCAATCCATCCTTTCCTGCCGCGATTTCCTACAAATTCAATATCGGAGAAGCACCGGTAGCTCCCGAAGCGGAAATATACCTTCCCGCCTTCCCGGTGTACCCGACCCTCAATGCGATAGCTCTCGTTACCGCAATTCAGGCTCGGCTCGAAGAAAATCTTGCCAATGGTGCAACCGGTGTGAATGCTAATGTTGAAAATGAGATCTGGAATCGTGAAGCAGAAAGAGCGGTTATCGCTCTGGATGAGGCTAAAGAAAAGGCCGCATCCGAGTGGGGCCAAAGGGGATGGACCCTTCCCGATGGGGTGTTGGTGTCTTCAATCAACCAGATTGAATTGGAGTACACGCACAAACGTCTCGATCTCTCCAGGGATATTGCCATCAAGCAGTATGAGTCTGCCTTCCAGAATACGCAGTTTATCATTCAGCAAATTTTAGCCATGGAAAATCTATTGATTACCGCAGTTGCCAAGGGAAATGAGCTTTTGATCGATAGTTATAAAGCCGAAATCGACGTCTTTAAATCGAAGATCCAGTTAGCTATCGAAAAACTGGGATTTCAAGTTAAGGTTTTTGAGGCAAGCGGTCAGGTATATCGTGCCAAGGCCGATGCTCAGGCGGCCATTGCCACGGTAGATGTTAAGGCTGCCGAAGCAGAGATTAATATGACCGTTGCCAGGGCGCAGATTTCCTTAAAACAGATCGAAATGGCCATGAAGAATTTCGAGGCCATGGCTCAGTTGCGAGTTGCCGCCGCCGATGCCGGTGGAAGGATTGCCGCTGCTATGGCTTCGGGGATATTCTCCGGTGTTTCCATCCAGGCTCATATTTCTGGTGGAGCTACCGTTGGCAAGAGCTACCAGGGAAGCGAACAGTTGTCCGAAACTCATCAACTTTCAGAGTAATAACCGTAGGAGGGTTAATTATGGCCGGTATATCAAATGTTGGATATGAAGTCGTGGATCAGATCCGGAATCTTGTTCC